AGTTCGCGCAGGGCGTATTCGGCATCTTCGCTGAGAATGAAGCCGGTGGCGCGGAATTGGGCGGCGAGATCGGGCGTTTGCGGGGCGGCGGTCATCAGCGCGCGCTCCCGTCCGGGTTGTGATCGGCCCAGAGGCGGCAGAGCAGGGCGGCGCGCCGCGCAGCCTGAAAGTCGATGACATTGGATGCCGTTGCCGGGCGCCGGGCCGCAGTGATAGGGATGATCTTAGCTTGAGCCATGGGACACTTCCTTGGTTCGGGTCAGGAGCGGCGCGAGGATTAGGCCCCTTGCGCCGCTCTGATATTTTGATATCAAGTAAGCATGAGCAACGCAAGCGAAGATATCAAAAAATCATCGCGGGGCAGGCCAAGGTCTGACACCGCGCCCATCATGGTCCGCATGGCCGCAGAGGAAATCGCGGACATTGATGCGTGGATCGCCTCTGAAGGGCCACCCTTCGTGACAAGGCCGGAAGCCATCCGCCGTCTGGTGCGCAAGGCGCTCGACAAGGAATGATGGTGCAGTTTGCCACGCTGGCAACCTGCTTGGGGGTTTCGGGACAGATCGTCGCAAAACCCCTCTGCAACGCCCCCCGTCGAAAGGGTGTCGTCTTTAGCGACACCCTTGGCGACTGATTTCCGAGCGCGGGTTTTCGCCCCAAGTTGGTGCGAAAACCCGGCGCCAAGCATCGCGACCGGAAGGGGGTCATTATAAATGACACCCTTGCATTCATTCTTGAGAGGAATGAGCAATGAGCCAGCTGATCCCGCTGCATTTCGAGAATGCCAATGTCCGCACGGTCATCATCGACGGTGAACCCTGGTGGGTGGGCATTGATGTTACGGGGATGCTCGACATCAGCAAAGGTCACCAAGCGCTGTCCCGCCTCGATGACTACGAGAGGGGTACCTATATTATAGGTACCCCCTCGGGCGACCAGGACATGATCATCGTCAATGAGAGTGGCATGTATTCTCTGCTGCTCACGAGCCGGAAGCCCATCGCCAAAAATTTCAAGCGCTGGCTTACGTGTGAGGTTCTCCCTTCCCTTCGCCGGCACAAACAATATCCGCCCCCGCCAGAAATCGAACTCGCCCTTCCGGCACCAGCGCCCCGGAAGAAGCCGCGAGAACTGGAAACTGAGGGCGAGCGCCTGTTTGCAGAGTTCAAGCGGGTCTACGGCACGGATGACTGGCGCAAGCTGGTGCCGATGCTGTCGGGCACGGTTTCGAAGTGGCGGCTCATCGCTATCCAGCGTGGCGATGGCGTGATGTCTGCCCTGCGTCATGACGATGCTTGGCTGCGGCTTGCCTGTATGGGCATCGATATGCGCTACGTGTTCGGCAATTCGTGGACGTTCACGCCGGAAGAGCGCGAGTTGATCGCCAACATGCGTGAGCTGGGCGTCGACGGCCAGGCGATGGCGCTGCAAAGCTTTGCCCGGCAGATCGGCACCTTGTGCACGAACCCGGATGCCCCGGCGCTGTTGCACCACCGTTCCTGACGGCAGGCGCTGCGTTGTCGGCGCGGCCATTACTTTGGCCCCTCTGCCCGGCGCTTGACGCCCAGCGACAAGCGGCAATTGCGCTGCACCTCGATCAGGGGGCGGCGAAACCGTCCCTCGGCCCAGGCGCAGCGGATCGACCAATCGAGAGATCCGCGGCGAATCATCTCCATATCAGCCGCGCCATGGGGCTGGCGCGCGGGCGGGGCACAGGCGGTTAGGGCCGTGGCGATAATGCCAGCGGCGGCGGTGAGGATGCGGCGCAGCTTCATGCTGCTTGCCGGTCGAACAGGTCGGGCTGGGCAAGCGGATAGTCAGCCGCTGTTGGAGGCTCGATGCCCAGCACGTCGCAATCGGCGCGAGCCAAGGCCAGATCAATGCGGTGCGTGGTCGGGTGATTGGCACGCTCAAGCCGTGCTAGCGTGGCGGGCAAATGCTTGCGCGCTAGGGCCTGCCGGTTCTGTTCAGTGCGCGCCAGATGAACCAAGCGCGGATTGTGCGCACTGCCTCTTGTCCAATAATCCCAGATCGCATCGAGGCTTTCCCGTTGAATATCGTCGATGCGCGCACGCACATCAGGATCACGAATGCGCTTCACCGGTACGGTCATAAGCCATGCAAACGCGCGCTTTACAGGAAGACAAAGTGCTTCCTGGGAGCCGCCAGACAGCGAAGGCACGCGGATAATCCGCGCGAAGTTGCCGATTCCTGGCGTGTCGTGAATGCGCTCTCGTTGGGCGTGCCATGGAAGCCCAAGGGTTTCCGACATATTGCGCATAAGAACGACCGGTTCGTGCTCGTGAAGAGCAGTGAGCAGCGGCACTCCAGCAACAATCACGGTGGCAAGTTCGGTATTCATGTTGCGGGGCTTCCTTTCGTTGCGGGTAGAGGCTGGTTTCACCAGGGGAGGCAGTGCTCGAGCGGGCAGCGGGCGAAGCCGGCGATGACGCGATCGAGGATGTGGAGGGCGGCGCTCAGTGCCAGGGCGAAGGCGACGGCGCGGGCGATGTCGCGCGGGCCGAGGGCGATCACTGGGCCGCGTACCTGGGCGAGAGGGGCTTGCGGCGCGGGCGGGGCTGGGTGGCTTCGCGGACGGGCACGCCGGCGCGGGTGCAGTCTTCGCACCAGACCCGGCCGGCGCGGGTGGTCCAGCCCACCGGCAATTGGCCATCGGCGGCAGTGTGATGGTTGCCACAGCGGCATTCGAAGAGGGCAGGCGCGAGGCGTTGGGCAGTCGACATGGGCAATCTCCGGTTCAGCGGGTGAGGATTGCCAGGAGGTGCGCCCTGGCAGCGGTGAGCCACCGGCGCGGGCCGGCGGGGATGGGGAAGCGGGCGGGCTTGGGCGAGGCGGCCGGGCGGCAGGCGCGGCAGGGGCAGGCCATGGGGTGAAGGTCACGCGGCACGGCGGGCCTCCTGTTCGGCGGCCAGTTCGCGCCACATGGCAAAGGTGCGGGTGCGACAGGCGCGGGTGCGGCGGCCGGGCTCGAGGTGCCAGGCCATGGCAATCACCCATTCGGCCTGGGCGGCCAACTCGGCCGAGAAGCCGCGATCTTCGCGGGCAATCTGCGCGATCGTGGCGATGCTCTGGTCGAGCGCCTCGCGCATGGCTGGCAGCTGCTCGGCCGATGCCGGGGCACCTTCGCCCGTCGCCATCCACTGCCATTCAGCGACGATCGTTTCGAATGTCGCGATCTGCGCCTCGGCATCGGCAGCGCTCATGCGGCCCTTGGCGACCAGTTGGGGGAAGCGGGTGCGGCGGGTTTCCAGCATGCGCTGGGCCATCTGCCGGATTTCCGCATAGTCGAATGCGGCGGCGGGCGGCTCCGGGCTTTGGATGCCGTGCCAAACGCGGAATTCCTGTTCGGCCCAGGTCATATGATGCGCTCCGCCTTGTTGGCGGGTTGCTCGAAGATCCAAGCGACCAGGACACGGTTGTCCGGGTTGTTGACGTTCTTCGTGGCGAGCCATCGGCGTGATTGACTGCCGCGCAGGACCTTTTTCAGCACGTCCATGTTGGGCAGGCGTAGGCCCGCGTGATGGCAGCGGGCTTCGAACTGAGGTAGATTTACGGCAATCAGGCGATCGCGATCGCGATGCTGATTGATGCTTTTGCCTTCGGCGTGGGCGGTGACGTCTTCACGGCTAAGGAGGAAGTCTACCTTCTCCCAGAATTCGGCGACAACCGGATGATCGCCACCGCAGCTTTGCTGGCGGTCCAACGCCATCTGGTCGATGAAGGCGAGCGCCTCATCGATCCATTCCCGCCGGCAATTGGGGAAGATCTTGAGCAGCCCTTCGACGGCTGCGGCAAGCTGGCTATGACACTTGATCGGCCGGGTATTGTGCAGGCCAGGGACACGGCGTGGCATGTCGTCGTCATGATGATCGAAGCGGTCGAAGAAATATGGCAGGAACTTCGCTTCGTTGCGGGCGACATGCACGATGGTGCCGGACGTGCGCTCGATCGGCCACCGTTCGAGGCGCACGGCGGCCAGTTTGGTGGCATCGTTCCACCGGCTCTTGTCGATTTTCATCGACATCAGGCGTTCGAGAACGGCCGGGATTGCGTCGATCCGCTCGTTCTGCATGAGGTAGATGGTGCCGAGAAACGGCGGCTCGTGCGTTTCGTAGCCGTCGGACTTTTGCCCTGTGCCGCGCGGATTGCGGCCGTTGTAGAGCACGAGCAGTTCGTTGTAGTCGTATTGCCGCTGTCCGGTGCGCTTCTCTTCGTCGCCCCGCTTCCCTTCGATCAGGCCGACGGGAAGATTGGACACCTTCATGAAGGTGCGCGCCAGAAACGCGACGGTGCCCTTGTTAGGGTCATTCCCTTCATGTTCGGGCCTGCCCAGCGTTCGCCAGAGGAATTCCACCATCGTGGATTTCCCGGCGCCGGGCTCGCCGGTGATTTCGAGGAAGCCGATCGACTTGTGCCGCTCGCGGATCTGCACCGCGAATAGCGACATCACGAAAAAGCCGAGGGCGATCAGGCCCTTTGGCCCGAACGCCGTCCACAAGTCCGGGAGCCAGTCAAAATCGATGTGGTCCGGGTCATAAGTGATGTCGAGCAGGCGATCGGGGCTCTTGAGCTTCACCGCATCGCGGCCGAGATCGAAATAGCGTTCCTCGTTGATCGGGATCACTCGGCCGTCGCGCACCGCAATGTCGCCCAAGACCCAGGCCCGATGAGGGCGCGAGTAACCGGTGAACTTGATCGGCTCTACCACCTTGAGATTTCTGGTCTGGTTGCGGATCAGGCGGTCGAACTGCTCGCTCGTGCCGCTCCAAGATCCCGCCCAGGTCATGAGGCGCTTTTTGAATTCGCCTGAGTTGGCCACCGCCGCAGCGGAAAAACGTCCCTTCTCCGGCTTGCGGCCGTAGGGAAAATCCATCTGAATGAAGAAGGTCGCCTCGCTAGGAACCTCGTCATATTCGCGGTAGAGCAGGCGGAACGCGCAGTTGGCGATTTCTTCGACAACGATGCTACGCTTTTCGGTCTCGTCGTCGATGCTGACCTTGCAGGACCACATTCGGTTCTGGTGACGAAATTCGAACGATTTGATCGCCAGTTTGTGGTCCGCGATCAGGCGGGCCTTGTCGCGGGCGGTCTCGGCGATCGTGATCGCGCCGTTGTAGCGATACTGGTCGAACGCCCAGTCGGAGAGTGGGGCCTTTTCCTTATCGCCGGCCCAGTCCAAGTGTTCCTTGAGAAGGTCGTTCCAGTCCTTCTTGGTGCCCTCGCCATCGGGGCGTACCTGCATGGCGCTGGCGTCCCAGCCCTCGGCGGTAGCGCGTTTGACATATTTGATGGTGTATTCGACGCCGGCGCGGCCGACGTCGAAGGCAAAGACCAGGCGAGGGCGCGTGGTGCGCTTGATGCGCTCGAGCTCGGCGCGCAGATCGGCCAGGAAGTGTTCGGGCCAGTTGTTGGTGGACATGGCCGAAACCGCCACCTTGTGCACCTGGCACAAGGCGGTGGCGTCGAAGATGCCCTCGGTGATCAGGATCTCCTCCGCCTTGGCGATCTCTTCCATCGAGAGGCGCGGCGGAATCCAGCAGTGGCCCTTGTAAGTGCCGCCCTTGCGGAAATGGGCCTTCTTCTCGAACCGGCCGGGCCGGTCGATCAGCCGTTCCCAATAGGTATCGCCCACGGCGAAACGGACGGTGGCCGAGGTGTGGCCCGTCTTATGATCGCGGTAGAGTTCCTGGGTATAGCTGCCGCGCAGGAGGCGCAGATCGAGGCACCGCTCGTGCTGCAAATAGGCATCGGCGGTGGCGGTGGGGTTCTCCTCGGTTTCGGGGAAGCGTTTGGACCAATCCTCGAACAGATCGGGCAGGGCATCGCGCACGGTGATTTCCCACCCGCAGCGGTCCTGTCGGCCGCACCGCACGATCTTGGGATCCTTGGCCGCGCAGAAGGCTTCGCGCTTGCCGCAGGCCGGGCAGGTGCCTTCTTGCAGCCACGAACCCTTGGTTTTGCGGAACTGGTATTGGGCCTGCAGGCCCTTCAAGATTTCGGCTTCGAGGTTCACGCGGCGCGGCCCTCGATCAGCTGGCAGGTGCGCAGCACGAGGTCACGGCCAGCGGGAGTGAGGGCAAATCTGGCGCTGCTTTGGCGCATTGGCTCGCGGGTCAGCTTTTGCAGCGCGCGCTTCCAGGCGGCATCGGTGTATGTCACCAGCCCCTCGGCCTCGCCGAAGGGTGCGCCCTCGATGTCGACATAGGCGGCAGGCGCCCAAAACTGCAGTTCGGCAAAGCCGGCGACCGATGCGAGAAAGGCCCGCTCGGCCGCATTGAGGGCTGGGGCGGTGAGGCGCAGGGCGTGGTCAAAGGAAATCCTGCCCGGTGTGGGCAGGGCGCGTTGGCTGGCGGCGCGGTGTGCGCTGGGCATAGGTCCCCCTCCGGCGAAATCGCCGTTGAAAAATTCTCGGTCGTGTGGGTGGCTGGCGGGCGGGTGCCCGGCCGGATCAGCCGGTGAACATGCTCATCTGGCTGTCATCCTCGCCCTTTTCCGGCGGCATGACGTGGGGCACTTGGTCGCGCGGGCAGACTTTCAAATCGAGGTCCGGGCGGTCGATCAGGCCAGGGTTGAAGCTGTGCACGAAGGTCAGCTCGTTGAGCCAGGTGTGGCCGCACCCGGTATTGGTGCAGTGGCAGTGCAGGTGTTTCACCGTGGCGGTGATCCGCTCGCTGCGGCGAACGAAGCCGGGCGCCTCGCACTTGGGGCACAGCACAAAGGCGCGGTTCGCCTGGGTGCCGCCCGATCGCATGCGGAATTCCAGCGGCGCATGGATCAGCGTCCGCGATTGTAGATGGCCTTCGCCGCTCATTGGGTCCCTCCCGTGTTTTCGGCGCGTTCGATGGTGGCAAGGCCCTCGGTCAGGGTCTCGATTGCTTCCTGCACTTCTTTCTTGGCCTCGCGGCGCGCCGCAGGGCTGTCAGGCTGGCTACCCGCCTTGATCAGGGCGGCGACCGCCTCCCCGGCTTCCTTCGCGGCGCCCATGGCGATTTCTGACAAGGATTGCCCCAGACCATCCTGCGCGGCGATATCAAGGCGCAAGGCCATGAGGCGGTGGAACGGCGCATAACCGCCGCCCCGCTCGATAAAGGCGCGGTCGAGCCTCTCGGCATCGATCATGCGGATCTCGGTTTCGCAGTCGTGGTCTGACCAGAGGCGCACCGCCCGGCCGCCCACGCCGCAGATCGCGCCGCAAGTGTCCCAACCGATCACGGCGGCAACCTCGGTGAGGGTGGCCTCATAAGTGAGGGGTTCGCGCCGCTTCGTCATGCCGCAGCACCCCGCTTCGAAGCGCGCTGCTGATTGAAGAGGACGGCGGCCTGGTAGGGATCTACGCGCTGGTCGACGCCGTGCCAACGAGGTCCTGGCGCCAAATCAACAGGATAGAGATCGGGGCGCAGATGATGACGTGGAACGCCGGTAACTTCCTCCGCCTTCAGTACATGCTCGGCGGGCAACTGTTTCGATTGGTTCAACCACCGCCAGACCGTGGGCTGCGATACGTCGAATGCGTCAGCCATCGCCTCCTGCGTGGGGAAGCATTCAGCGACCTGCATCAGGGCTTCAAAGCGCGTCGGTGTCGTCATACGCTTACGTATATACGTGAACACATAATCGTCAACGGGAAAGTTGGATGAACTGTTATTCGGTTCCGTATACTCGTTCGACCATGTGGGAAATTGTGCCGGAAAACCTGATCACCGCTATGCAGCGGGCCGGTATGAACCAG